TCTATCCTTTACAGTAATTTGGCCCTTACTGCGAGGGGTTTAAAGGAGGCTGCAATGAGTTCATCATTGAAGCCTCCATTTGTGGTTGCGATGGAGAATTTTGCATAAGCGTTTGCGCTGCTTGAGCAACTACGGCCTGTTGCTGTTGCATAATCGCCGCCTGATTTGCGCCTTGTTCTTCAAGACGTTTAAGTAACCAAGTCAAACTGTCGTAAGGAACCCGCGCTCGCATGGTTTTTGAACTGTTATTCGGATCTGGGACGTAAATGTCACAAACAACCGCCATACCCGACATCGGGATGAAGCCTTGGGCTGCATCTTTGATCGCTTGTTGCTCTTGAGAGTCAAGATCAATCAACTGCTGGATCACTTGCTCGTACATCTGCTGAATCTGTGGAGCGAGGAAGCGGTAATCGGCTTTACGAGTGCGGTTAGTGAGGCGCTTGATGAGGTACTTCTTGTCATCGTACATCGACGGCTCCATCATCTGCCCACGATCGAGTGCGAGAATCATGTTCGTTCCAGCATCGAAGTCCATAGTCAGGTCTTCGGATGCAAGTTCGTTATTCGCGTAAGGAGATGTGCGGATGATCTTACCAATGTCTTTAGCATCCAAGTTAGATCCTACATACTGAAGGATCTGATTGAATGTAAGCTGCTTGCCAAGACGAGTCTCCATGTCCTCTGTACCCGGCTCAAGTTTAATCATGTAGAAAAGAGGAGAAGTATTCTTAAACTCAGCGATGTTGATGATCTCCGCGCGTCCAATCGCAGGGATAAGGTTAGCATCGGTGTAGTAGTTCTTCGCTAACTCCAAAGTTTTCGAGCATAGATCAATCAAATACTGCTCGATTTTGGATGTGTATATAGAATACTTTTTCTTTTGCTGAATGCTTGCAAACAACATGGTGTACGGATCCATGTTGCCGTTTTTCTCCTGCAACTCTTCCTGAAGATTGGCGATCACATAGAACTGATCGACCATCTTCTCGATATACGGCATATACTGATCGCCAGTACGTCCCGGAATTACAACAGGCGCTTGACCGGAGTAAGAAAGAACACGAACGCCCGGTTGAAGTCCACCGTTTGCGATCTTCGTTCCCGCTTGAACGGCAAGTTTGTCGTCCCCAAGAGTTACTTGATGAGTGGCGGTCTGACTGATGGCGCGGTTGATTTCACCTTGGATAGGGCGAAGTTGCTTAATGAATGAGTAAGAGCGAGGAGAAGTAGGAATTTCATCCATCCCGGTATAAACGATAGGGAAAATACCGAATGGAAGCTCACCTTCCCAAAGAACCCCCTGCATTGTGTAGATAAAATAGTAACCATTCGGGAACTTGATCGAAGGACGGATATACATTTCAAGCAAAAGGCACTGATTTTTAGACTTATCATACGCCCCACCGTTACCATCAAACACGATGTAGGTTTCATCTTTTGATTCTTGAATTAACTTCTGCTTTTCTTCGTCGTTACCTACACGAGCACGAAGATCATCGACGTTCACCATCTTACGAAGACCGATGAACCAAGATTCATCCATGCTTTTAGCTTCAGATGCGCGGAAAAGATTGAACCCGAAGATTCTCTCAAATACAAAATCGCCCGTAAAGATCGGCTTAGTCTGATCCATCACCGCCTGACCAGCTTCGTCGATAACAGGCATGCCCATCTCATCGACAAGCGGTTCATAACCGTTCATCTTGCCTTTAGTGTCGTCCCAGTAAATCTTATGCGCGACTTCTCCCACGCGGATAAAGTCCTGAACAATCTCCCGAACCTTATCGTTAAAGCGATGGCGATCCTTGATGTCCTGCCATACTGCTTTATTCAGCTCGGCGGCTTTCTGATCTTGAAGTTCGTTTTGGTTCTTCGGGAGCGGTGTAACACCGGGAGCGTAGGAAATGATGTTATTTTCGTAAATCTTACAGATACGCTGAATGTGGTTGATCGTCAGACGAATTTTTTGCTCTTCCGTAAGCCTTGCATCATCCCTGACCCTGTTCCAAAAGCGTGAACCCTTACGGGCATAGTGGCTTCCAGCAACAAGGAGCAAATTGGATCTTTGTTCGGCGTAGAGATGGTTGTCGGCTGCTTCACCTTCTTTATAGAGCCTAACCAATTCACCGTGATCTAACTTTTTCATTCAATATCCCTTTGACGGAGGAGATTTTCGTACTCAAGCGGGTCATCAAGCATCATCTGCTCAAGAGCATCCTGCTTCATTGACACTTCTTCTTTTGTTCGAGAATCACGGGCCTGTGAGTTCTGATCTGCCTGTATTTCAGGTCTTACAAATACTGGCTCGGTGATCGGAGCCTTGTCTACTTGGAGGTAGCTCAGTTCAAGCCCCCCGTATGAGAACTTGGCTACGCCGTTTCGACTACATACTTCAATAATACTAAGAATCGAATCCGTGTCAAAAGAAGTCCTCATACTCGGCCATTTGATTTCCCAAGATTTCATTCCACTCTTTGATTTCGTCATTGATGTCATTTAACCCTTCATTTCTGGGAGTTGCAATCATCCTGATGCGATCTCTGTTTCTTTCTGCATACGCCGCTTCATGAGGCGTTAGTGTTTTGGGCCTGATCGTACTGTCTTTCAGCGGTACATACCCAACGTGTGAAAAATCAAACGGGATCTTCGTCAGCGCATAACGCATGGAGTCCACCGAGTCATCTTTCGCCTTACGCTTATCCACACCAAGCTGCAATGTCGTCAATTCATTAACGATCGGAGCGCACTCCTGTGTGCCGTCAATATCGAGCATCGCGTTCTTAAAGAGCACGTTAATCACTTGCTCCCCCACATCGTGCTTCTTCTCGGCTGGGATAAACGCGAGTCCCATCCTATCCGTGATCGTCTTAAAGTCTTTCGCGTGGTAATCGTAAAACGCCGCCGTCACGTTAAGATCCTGTGACAACTCCATGTACTTAGAAGCAACATCCGACATCGTATAAACGCGGTCATCCCCACGCCAGTGCCTGAACACACGAGCATACTTATAGTCTGGCCTCACCGCCACGAACGTAATCGCACTCGGGTGGTTTTCGTCTCCACCCGCTCCAATATCTACCCCTACATAAATCGGCCAATGCGCCGGAATCTCCATCGGCGTGTGAATGTTCCTCACACGGTCAAAGGATGGGTACTTTAAGCCCTCGTCCTTCACGAATCTCCCGTAAACCCTTCGCTGCACCTCGGCCTCTGACTTACACATCGCAATGGTTCGGTGGATCTTCTCCGTTGTCCAGTGAGAAGGCGTACCATCTAAAAACCGCTGACAGTCAAAGAGTGATGCCCGTAGCTTCTTCGCAAACGGCATCGCCTCTTTCTCACCCGTTTTCGGCTCCATACATAAGCGCCAGAACTCCTGACCTAATGTAGCGGTGAACACCATAGAGAAGTAGCCATCAACAGCGTTACGACGAAAGTTAATCTCATCCCAAAGTTCAAGCGGCAACTCCTCATCACACGCAACATAGTCAACCGTTCCCGATTGAAGATGCTGCACATCTTGCGCATAAGTTTTAAAGTAAAGCGTCACTCCGCTATTGAAGTAAATCGCACTAATGTCCCCACGATTCTTAAACTCAGGCTTCCACCCGTACTGCGGATCGTCCTTGAAATCTTCTTTTGGTAAGATGTCAGGCTTCCACTTCGTGTGAAACTCCGCACTCGCTACCGATGCAGTAGGATAGAGATACCAAAACTGCCGAGGATTCCGACGAAAGCGACTCGGCCATGCCTGAACATTGGTAGCGTACTCCACAATCTTCCGAATCTGAGATGTACTCTTACCAAGCTGATTGGCCGCTGTTAATAAAATCGTCTTATCGTTTGAATCTAAAAAGTCCCGCGACCAAGTGTAGTCCTTAAAACCATAAAGGTGAGGAAGCCCCCGAACCAACCGGGCCTTCTCCTCCAGCAACTTTAACTTCTCTAGCTTGATGTCTTTAAGTTGGTCTTCCATTCCCCGCCCTTTAGATAAAACATCCCACAGTCACACAGCCCACTAGGGTAATGCTCCCCAAGTTCTTTTAATTCTCCCACGGTTAATCTTGAAGAAGATATGTGCGATCTTTCATAGCACCTACTCATACATTCTTTACAATCCATCCCATGAATACTTAATCCATGATCTAAACGGCTAATAGGAAGCCCAAATAATTTATGTATTTCTACACTAGCACTATCCATCAAACGTCAACGTCCTCAAACTTTTTGTAACTTGCTTCTAGCGTATCCGAACTCTTCGACGGCAGCGACTCTTCAATCGCCGCTTGCATCCCCGGTATCGCTTGCATCTCCTTCTCGAGAGCCGCAATTTTAGCGTCAATGTCTGTCGTCAATGTGTTGATGTCTGGAACCTTAGAGTTAGATGCCGCCGTAAACACATTCGTGTACGAGTTCTCCTGCTTCATGAGCGTCAAGTTCTTAGTCTCTGACCTCTGCACATAACCACCCTTCGCACGAAGATCAACCATCGCGGCGGCCTTCAATACAAGCTCGATGATTTTCGGGTCTTGAATACTACCGTCAGCTTTTTGGAGCGGGAGGTTCAGCACATCCCGAATCTTCCGAGTCGAAAGGTTAAGTAGCCCCTTCATCACCGCCTCGTACTCAGGCGGTCTAGTCAGGATGTAGGCGACAATGTGCGGAGCCGAGTCGAGCACCTTATAGAAATACTCCCGACTTACTACCCCAAGATAGATATTTGACTGATTTACGATCTCATTCCGAGTCACCGCTACTCGGTCATGCTCCATCCAAAAATTGTTCCTCATCGCTTCCACTGCGGCGGTGGGCTTGTACTTGTACTTCTCCTCAAGCACCGTGAGCATCTCTTCCTCATCTTTACCGAGCAACTCTTCCGGGATCGTGAGCGCCGTCTTTTTGACTGATTCGGGGAGCAGGTTCAGGAACGACCGAGGCTCCTCTACCTGAGCTATATACGAGTTGAAGGTGAGTTCCTTACGGATCGACTGATCTTGCTCTAACTTGCCACGGCTTTTGCGCTTACTAGGCGTGATCCCAGCGGGGTCTTCGTTCAAATAAGCCTGATAACCACCGGTCGAACCGTTGATCTGTGATTCGGTGGGCTTGGGACGGGATGCAAGGACTTCTTCACGAACCTTGGCTAACTGTTCTTCGCGTTTTTGCTTCTTGTCCATCAAGTTTAGC